AAAGATTTCTGTAACATTAAAATCATCGTTAGCAAATGCCCTGAAAATCAAACGATCTGCAAGACTATCAACGCCCTTTGCAGCCCAACCAAGGACAGCTTG